CGTCCTTGGCGCGAAGCATCAACATTCACGGCCACTTCGCCATCGGCAAAGGTCAGGCGCAAGCCTTGACCGGGGGAGACAGCGCCCGCTGCTACCACCGGCGCACCCTTGGCATCACGCACCAGTGTAGCGCGCCAGAACCTCGCGGACAAATTGCCAAGCGGTTCTGCACCCCTGTCCGCAATTGATCATCCGGGTCTTTAAGCACGAAAAAAGGGGCCTCAAAGGCCCCTTTTTGATACCCATCGCGCTACCCCTCACCGCGCATCATGAGCATCAGCAGCCGCTGCCGTGGCCTCGGTCGTACCGCGCGGCACCAGGCGCACCGGCCTGGCCAGCCGCGCCACCACCATGCCCAGGGAAGCGTGCTGCGCGGCCGCGCAGGGCCAGCCGATAGCCTGGGCCTCAGCGTCATCCACCGCGTAGCCAAGCTCAATCTCAGCGCCCTCAGGCGCCTTAGCCGCCAGCGCCAACGCCTCATCAGCCGCCCGCCGCTGGAACGCGTATAGCGCGCGGAGGTCCGCGATCACCCCGGCTGGCGCAGGGTTCCGGCCAGCACACCAGGATTTCACCGTGTCCAACCGCACCCCATGAAGCGCAGCGGCGTCGGCCTGGGAAAGGCCGACGCGAGAGAGCAAAAGGCGGTAGGGGGTCACCGCTTTGACCTCAGCGCATCAATACCGCCAGATCGTTCAATGTCCGCGATTACATCGGTGGCCACCTGCTGATCGAACGGCTGTCCGCGATTCCGGCACCCAAACCAGCCCCGCTTAACGCCGGTACCTGGCTCAGTATAATTCTGGTGGTATGCGCCATGCCGCCTAGCGATTTTGTCTGCTTGAGCCTTGAGGTGGCCGAAATGGATGCCGAAAAAATAGTCGCCCATTTTATTCCTCCTCAAATTCCACGGTGATGGTTTCGTTCATCACGAAGCCGGTGAGATAAGGCAGGCCCGCAGGGATGCCCGTTTCGCGGCTGGTGCGGCGCGTGATGCGCCAGCCCATCCATTCGGCGGTCGTCTTGGCGATGGCGTCATCAAGGCTCGCGCCGTGATGCATCTGGCAATTCACCCCATCCGCGAAGTGGCGCCCGTAGCGGCTATCAAGGAAGGCCCTTACAGCGTGCCGGTCGGCATCGGTGGCTTCGCGAATAGCCTTGGATGCGATTGGCCAGGCGGCGGCAGCGTGTTCCGCCATGGTGCCCCAGAAGCCCCAGTCTTGGTTATCGGTGGCGGGAATCGTGGTGGTGTCAGTCATCGGGCTATCTCCCATTTTCAGCGGGCCAATCCCGCCGTCACACCCACACAATACACTTTTAGTGTGGTCCATCAAGCGAAAAACGACATCTCAAGCACCGAATAAGCACCCGTTAAGCAGGTGGCGCCGCGCCAAAAAATCGGAACGGCGCCACCCATTCACTACCGACCCGTGTTCGATATCAGCAGCTCTCGCACGCGCTGCGTCTCTTTCCCGGTGCGGTAGCCCATGGCGTAGGTCGTCTCCACCACCTCCATCTCAAACCCCGCAAAGCACTTCCGCACGCCGGGGTGGTCATTGAGCGACAGGATAAACCGCCCCTTGATGCCCCTCAGCAGCTCCGCCAGCAGGGTGAATTCTTCCCGGCTGAAAAGCTCCCGCCCATACACCGATTCGCAGCCCCAATATGGCGGGTCCAAATAGAACAGCGTCTCTGGCCGGTCATAGCGCGGGATCAGCTGGTCATAGGGCAGGTTTTCGATCACCACCCCGGCCAGGCGTTCGTGAACCTCCTCCAGCACCGTCACAAGCCTCGGCAGGTTGAATTTGCCGGGATTGGTCAGGCTGACCTGGAAGGTCCGCCCGGTCACCTTACCGCCCCAGGACACCCTTTGCAGGTAAATGAAGCGCGCGGCGCGCTCCAAATCCGTCAGGCTGGTCGGTTCCAGCGCCATCAGGCGGTGGAATTCTTCCCGGCTGGTCAGGCGCCATCTCAACATATCCAAAAACGGCTCAAAGTGCCTTTGCAGCACACGGAACAGATTGGCCACATCGCCGGATAGGTCATTGATGGCCTCAGCCTTCGCCCGGAAGGGACGGCGCAGGAAAACGCCACCCATCCCGATAAATGGCTCCACGTACGTCGTGTGCGGAATCACCGCGATCCGTTCGATAATCCGCTTCGCGAGTAGTTTCTTACCCCCCATCCACGCAGCCACAGGGACGCATCCGCGCGCGGGGGTCAATTCAGGCGTTAACATCAGCAGACCTTTGCAGTATGCCCCCCATGCCGGCCCGGCTGGGCGGGGCGGGTTTTCCCGTGAGAGGGTCCACTCTCGGTTCCAGGCCGTGTCAGCGGCCAGGACCCCCGCCTATTTTTGAGGCGGGGTGCCATTCACAAAATTCAGCCAGGCTGAGCGGGCAGCCGCACCCAAACGCCGGCCGCCAGCCCCGCAGCGGCCACGCCCAGCACCAGGCCAAATAGCAGGCCATCCGCACCGTGGATCGCGACGGCCAGCGCGGCGCCGGCGGCGACAAAGGCGGCGTCCTGCACGCCATCCCGCGCTGCAGCCCACCCAGGTGCGCGGCGATAATCCGGAACCTCCTTCGCGACCGCATAGCCCAGCGCCGCGATGGCAAAGGCCCACACGGCGGGCAGCAGGAAGGCCAGCGCACCTGCCAGCGCCACGCCGATCATCGCATGGGCCAATTGCGCTGCGGCCCAGGCGAACCAATCCGCCTTTTGCGCGCTGGGCTGCGCCAGTTCATCCAAAATCACACGCAGCTTGCCGTTCATGCGATGGCCGCCGCCACGGCGAAAACGCCGTCAATCTGTTCATCGGTCGCGATATTCGCTTCCACCACCAGGCCAAACAGCGGGTCTGACCGCAGCATGCGCGTGATGCCGGCGAATTTCATTTCCGCTGCCAGCTTGGCCTCGGCGGGCAGGTCCGCCATGGCCTGCGCAAAGGCTGGCGGCATGATGCGCTGGCGCACGGCGGCGAGCGCTTCGGCATGGGTGATGAAATCCAGCTTCCAGGCGGCCATCATGAATTGCCAGAAGCTGACATCGGTGGGTGGCGGCGGTGGCGGCGGCGGTGGCGCATTAACCGCCGCCTGATCCAAGGCGGCCTGGGTGACACCTCGCACGTATAGCCGGCCTTCGGAATACCAGCGATCTTCAGGCGCCGCGTTTCCAGCCATTGCCGCCACAGCAGCTAAATCCAACTCTGCCGAGATAAGTGTGAAAGCGATCATCTCATGAGCTCCAAGCTGAACCGTGTTGCATTGTTCCCGCCGATATTCAGGGCGGCCCCAACATTGTGTGAAACAAACATCTCAAAAAAATCACCGGCCACCACAGGTTCCAGCGAACTCAAGGCTCTACCCGTTTCATTCTGCGCCGGCGATACATCGTAAGCGATGTCTGTGAATCCGCCTCCAGCAAGATTTTTGCGAATGGTCACGTTCCGCGTCCCTGTGTTATTCGGAGCCCAAAACACGCCGGCAGTGAACCGTGCGCGTGAAAATCCTACTGGAACCGTCAAACGCGTCGGGTTTCCCGCATTATAGATTCCCACTTCATTGATTTGAACATTCTCCCAAGAAATCGCCGTATTGGTTACATTCGGAATCGCCTGCGTAGTCATCCGATTAACCAGCACCATGGCTACTGGCGGGCGAATTGCGTTGAACCACGTGTTCACGCCGCTCGAAACGATCATCGCATTGGCCCATTGACCATTGATGACGATGGATGTTCCGCCTTCAATCGTGTCCGTCCCCGCGCGCTGCACCGTCACCGCATTGGCGGAAGCGTCAATTTTCACCACACGGAACAGCATGGGCCGCGCATTCATGGCGGATGCGGCAGGTAGGGTAATGGTGCGCGCGCCGCCGGATGCATCCACCAGCACCAGGCCGGCGTCATCCGCGGTCAGCGTTGTATTGGCCGCGACGGTGCGAAGGCCTCCGCCATAGAGCCTGTCCAGCGATTGGCGCAACTGGGTCAGATCGGCCTGCGCGGGCGTGATGCCAGCGCGGGTCAGCATGCCGATCAATTCTTCCTGGACGCCATTAAACCATTCGAAGCCCGGCACCGTAGCGGCCTGGCCGATGCCTGGATTTCCCCCGGTGAAATATCCAGGTGTGCCACCTGCGGGCGGTGCTGGCAGGCTCAATACGGCGGAAGATCGGTTAACGCGCTGCATCTGTAACTCCTTTACGCATAGGTGAAAATCGGGATCGCATGCGCGGGCGCGAAGCGCCGTATCGCGCATTCATAAGCGCCGGTCCGCCATTGGCTGAGCGGCGTTTCGGACGTGTCTTCGCATGTAAATTCCACCACCTGCTGCGCGCCACCCGCCACCTGAAAGGCATGCGCCCAGGGCTCCGCCATCACGGCGAATTCGCAGTCATCCTCACAATCATGCGGGCGGAATTCAGTCAGCGTGACTGCACTGCCCAGCCGCGAGGCCAAGTCGATGATGGCGGCGGGTGTGGGCTCGAACCGCTCAATCAACCGCGCCAGAATGCGCTGGCGGCGTTCCTGCGTGGTCGCGATGTAAAGCTGGTCCGCCGCGCGGGTGGTGGCAGCCGGCGCGCCAACCGGGTTTAGGATTGGGCTGGTGGCGACCGCGCCGCGTTCCAATTGCGGCAGCGCGATGCGCAGCGTGGTATTCACCACGCCAGCCGCTAAGCGCAGCCGCATCACGTGGCGCAGGAAAGCGGCGGACGCATTCGCCACCGTGTAGGCGCTGCTGGCGCGCTGCCCGCGCAGCGCGGCGTTTGTCGCTGGCGCCAGATCAACCTGGCTACCCACCAGCAAGCCGCCGCCGCTGGAATACTCTTCAAACCGCATGCGCCAATTTGTCGGGTTGGTGCCGCTGATCAGGCGCCAGAAGAAGCTGCCGGTGAAAATATCATTCAGCAGCGCCGGCGTCGCGGTGGTGGTGGTGAAGGCAATATCCACATCGCCAGCCGCACCCAGCGTGCCCGCGATGCGAAGCTCCACACAGGGCAGGCCATCTTCCATGTCTGCGAAAGTCACTTCCGCCAGCGCCAGCGGCGCGCCAGATACGGTGAAGCCGGTGGGCAAAGTGCCGGGCAGGCCCACCACCGCGCCACCTGCGCGGGCATTCGGGACAAAATTAGTGGCAGCACCTTCCACCAACACCGCTTCGGTGCGCTGGCCTGCACCATCAAACAAGTACCGTGGTTCATCCACCGCCGCTTCGCGCAACACGCCCGCGCCATCGAAGTACCATGCGCGGCTGGCGCGGCTGAATTGAAAATTCGGGTAGCATTCGTCCGGCAGGCCCAGCGCGCGTTCCCAATCTGCCAGCATTTCAGTGGTGCGTGCCGGGTCACTTTCCAGCAGCAGCGCTTCCACCCGGCCATCCACCCGCGCCAATTCCGCCGCAGGCACCGTCAGCAGCCGTTCCAGCACAGAACCAGGCTCCCGCGCCAGCGCATCACCTGGCGGCAGCAGGGCCAGCAATTGCGAAAGATAGGCGCTGCCATCCATGCGTCAGGCCCAGGTCACGGCGCCAAGCGTGGCAATGGTGCCCGCAGGCAGGGTGATATCGGCGGCGGGTGCCACCAGCAGATGCGCCACTTCCCCCAGCGCCGCACTGATGGCGGCAGAAATGCGCGATACGCGGATGGTGCCGCCCGGCTGCGCTTCCCGCACAAAAAAATCAGCAAGCTCGGCCAGCACCGCCGCGCGGATGGCAGCGGTATCCACCGCCAGGTCAATCGTCAGCGCCACAGCCTGGGTGGCAGGCGCGAAGGCCGTCACCACAGCCGTCACAGGCCGGCGCGCATCCAGCGCGGCCTGCACGGCGGCAACCAAGGGCGCGGCAGGGATCGCGCCACCGGTGGTGACAAAGGCCACGCCAACCGTCCCCGCGCCCAGCCAATTCGGATAAACCCAAACGCGCTCCACACCCGCGACAGCCAGCGTCCAGGTCACATAATCATTGCTGGCACCACCGGCAGGCGGTGTCTGAATGCGCTGCAACAGCCGCGCGCGCAGCCCTGCATCGCTTTCCGCATCGGCGCCAGCGGCAAGGCCACCCGCCGCCACGGTCGCGCTGGGCGCAATGCCCGCCACCGGCGCCACCAGCGCCAGGCTGATCCCGGCCTGGCTATTGCCCGCCGCACCCGCCACGCGCGCAGCCACATTGCCCGTGGCAGTGCCGCCGCCGCCAATCGTCACATCCGCCGCCAGCAGATACCGCGCATCATCGCCGCGCCGCAGTTCCGTATTCGCCGGCACCACCGCGCCCGCCGTGCCCGTGAAGGTCACCGCGCCGATCGCCGTGGTCGCCGCGATGCGCGTGATGCCCCAAATGGCGGCGTGGCGCGCCAGCACCTCATCTTCTGCGGTATCGGGCAGGATTTGCAGCGCCGCCCATTCGATGTAGCCGTGCAGCTCGTGGCTGGCGATGGCGATGGCGCGGACCAGAATTTCTTCCATGGAACGCCGCAGCCGCGCATCCGCACCAGGCAGCGCCACCGCGATTTCGGCGCCCATGCGGTTGCGAATTTCAGTGGGAGAAGGGCGGGCAAAGGGCATGATCAGAGCCTCATGGTAAACTGGCTGGTTTCAATGCCGCCCGGCACCGCAATTCGCACCGCCAGGCCAAGCACCCCGCGCGCCACCCAGGCAGCGGTGACGGAAACGCTGGTGGCCAGCCGCGCTTCCACCATCCAGGTCAGCGCTTCATTCGCGTAGTCTTCGGCGCGGCGGCGCGTTTCTTCGGTTTGCTTTTCGCGCCGCAGCAACCACAGCCGCGACCCGTAGCGGTCTTCCGGGGCAAAAGCATCGCCCACCCAACCGCGCCGATCACCCTCAGCACCATCATCAGGCCGCGCGCGGGCATCGGTGAACAGGGAAAGCACCACGGCGGTTTGCAGCGCGGCTTCGTTGGCCAGCGCGCCGGTTTCAGCCAGCGCCAGATCAGCGGCGCCCACCGCGTCATTCCAGGAAAGCGCGATCATGGCGCCATGGGCGGGCTGGCGCCCGCGCCCCCGGCATGCGTGTGCGCATTGTAATCCGCCCGCATGCCATTCATGGACATGCCACCGGAAACCGCGCGGTCGCGGATATCGCCCATCACATCCAAAGCGCCGGTGACTTCCACCAAAGGCGCTTCCAGCGTGATCTTAGTGTCCGCTTTGATGGTGATTTCATCACCCTCAATTTCAATCGTCCGGTCCGCCTTCAGCGTGATCTTGTGGCCGGTCTGGTGGGAATAGATGCAGACATCGCCGGGCTGCATCCCGGTCGGGCGGTGGCGCCTGTCATCCGCCCCGATAATCACCGGATGGTCGCGGTTGCCGCCGACACACACCACCAGCACATCCGCGCCGGGCAACGGAACAGCGGAAAATCCATACGGTTGGATGCGTTCCACATTGTCGCGCGTCTCTCCGGCCAGCAGCGTCACCTGGCTGCGTTGCAGGCCGGATGCGTCATCCACCGGGCCAAGCGTGCCGCGCCCAATCGCCAGCATCACGCGGCGCTGCAGGGGCGCGATGAAGCGCTTCATGTCATCAAGCGTCATTCGTTCACCCGCTTCCAGCGATCTTTTTCATCCGCGCGGCTTTCGATGATAGTATCGAATGGCCCGCCTTCGCCGCCCTTGCCCTTTTCCGGCAGCAGGGCATAGGCATCCACCGGCGCCACCTGCAATTCCGTCACGGTGCCCTGATCCGTCAGGCTGAACACGACATTGGAAATCAGCAATTCGCGTTCCAATTCCAGGAAAGCATCTTCCACCCAGACCTTCGTGTTGGGCATCCACAGATTGCCGGATGAACCGCGCCATCCGGGCACCGTGTAGCGCACGCGGCGAGACTTTCCTGCCGCGACCCGCACTTCATGCGTCGCGCGGTCCTGAAACGTGACGCCATCGCCCTGCGCTTCGGCCAGGATCACCTTCGGGCGGTGGCGGATGATATCCTCATCAGTGGCGCGCGCTTCGCCCTGCGGCGCGTCTTCGCTATCGCCCTGCGCTTGGCCGCGCACCACAACCAGGTTGTGGCGTTCCGCGACATCAAAGCTGCCATTCGCGCGCAGGATATTGCCATCCTTGCCGCCCAAGCGCAGCGCACCGGCGGCTTCGCCACCTTCGCCCGCACGGGTCAGGATCAGCGTGCCCAGGCCATCGCCGGTCGCGATCACCGCGCGTTCGCGTGCCGCGCGGGCAATCGCTTCCCAGGCAGCTTCGCCTGGCTGGATGGAAAAGCGCGGAAAGGGTTTGCCAAGGTCCGCTTCCGCGCGCACTTCAATCCCGTAGGGTTCGGCGATCCGCCGCGCGGCTTCTTCCAGGCCGATATTGGCCCATTCATACGGGCCATCCACCGTCGCCGCGCAATCCACCAGGTCAGCGGTGCGTTCGCGGCCGCGCACGGTCAGCGTGTGGTTAGTGGCGTCATAGGCAACTTCCAGCGCATCCAGAAAGCCTTCCACCACGGGCGTTTCTTCCAGCTTCAGCAGGAATTCCGCGCCAGGGCGGATGCTGCGCGCAATCTGCGCTGCGTCTTCCGCACCGGCCCAGCGTTCGGCCATTTCAATGGAGATTTCCGCCGCCGCCGCATCCAGCCCAAGGCTGCACTTCATCGAACGCCAACCGCGATAGACCAGGCCATCAACGGTCAGCGTCACGGTCGCGGCAATGGCGGCACTCATGCCAGCACCTCAATCGGGCTGCCGGCAGGCACGAAGCCCGGGTGGCGCACGCGGTTGCGCGCGGAAAGCGCAGCGGCCCGGCCAAAGACATCGGAAATGCTATCTCCATCCAGCCGATACGCGATCAGCGTCGCGGCCATCACGCCGGGCAATTCAAGCCGCTTGATGCGCGGCAGGGGTGCTGCGCGCTGCGCCAAATCCGCCGCCAGGGAAGCGCGGAGCGCCATTAGGCTTTGCCACACCGCATCCCAGCCCAGCGCCGCCACACGGTCCGCCGCTGCCGCCAGCGCATCGGCCACGCGGTCGCGCGCGGCCATTGCATCATCGCGCGAAGCCCAGGGCACGGCAGCGGCCGCGCGGGCAAATTCACCGGCGAATATCGTCGCCG